ACTGATTTCGACCACGTGCGGGCCGACATAAACGCTTTGGCGAAGAAGTACAACATTCGGCAGATTGCCATCGACCGGTGGAACGCAACGCAGCTGGCCACGCAACTGCAAGGTGACGGGATCGACGTTGTAGGATTTGGCCAGGGCTACGGCAGCATGTCGGCACCCTCGAAGCAGCTCGAGGCACTCGTGGTGAGTGCCAAGCTGCTGCACAACAATCCGGTGCTCGATTGGCAGGCCGGCAACGTCGCAATACAGCAGGATCACGCGGGAAACATCAAGCCAAGCAAGCAGAAAAGCACCGAGCGTATCGACGGCATGGTCTCACTTGTGATGGCACTGGGAATCGCAGCGACCGCCAAAGACGCACCAGAAATGAACTGGGACATCATCGAACTATGAGCGCGACCGACCTAAACGATTATCGCATGTACGATCTGCGTGCCATTGACTGGTCAGTGGGTGGCAACCGCACGCCCAGCGGCATCCGCGTGACTGCTGATAACTCGATGGCTTGCTCGGCGTACACGGCGTGTATTCGCGTGATCAGCGACGCTGTGTCTGCTCTTCCGCTGCACATTTACGAGCGACTGGCAGACGGTGGCAAAGCAAAGGCACCTGGCAACCCTGTCTACCGTCTGCTGCACCAACAGCCCAACCCGTGGCAGACGGCACAAGAGTTCCGCGATTGGATGACTGGCATGTATCTGCACTACGGTGCTAGCTACGCCGAGATTCGGCCTGGCAGCCGCGGTGCCGTCTCTGAACTGTGGCCGCTGCATTCGAGTCGCATGGAAGTCGAGCGGCTGGAAAACGGCCAGCTGCGGTATCTGTACCGCGAGCCAGACGGCCGGCAGACGGTCTACACGCAAGACAGAATCTTCGCCCTGCGATTCACGACCGAAGACGGCGTAAAGCCGGTGCCGACGTATCGGCTGTTTGCCAATGCCATCGGCCTGGCACAAGCTCTTGAGGCACACGGCAGCACGTATTTTGGCAACGGAGCTCGGCCAGGTGTGATTCTCGAAAGTGAGAATCCGATTCCAGTCGAGGCCGCGGAGCAGCTGCGGCAGAACTGGGAACGCATCCACCGCGGGAGCGATCGTGCATTCCGCACATGCGTGCTGCCAAACGGTGTGAAGGCCCACGAGCTCAGCGGCAGCAACGAGGCCGCACAGTTTCTGGAGACTCGGCAGTACCAGGTCATCGAGATCTGCCGTGCCTTCCGCGTGCCACCACACATGATTCAGGATCTGACGCGGAGCACCTACAGCAACATTGAGGTGCAGGGCACCGAGTTTGTCCAGCACTGTCTGCTGCCGCATCTGAAACGCTGGGAAGCCGCGATCAGCCGCGATCTGATTGTCGACGATGAGCGGTATTTCGCCGAGCACAGCGTCAGCGGTCTGCTTCGAGGCGACCACGCGAGCCGGTCTGCCTACTACGTGTCGGCACTGCAAAACGGGTGGATGACGATCAACGAGGTCCGCGAGCTCGAGAATCTCAATCCGATCGGCCCAGAAGGCGACCAGCATTACATCCAAATGAACATGCAGACGCTCGAAGACATGGACGCTCAGCCGGAGCCACCACAACAGCCACCGCCGCCGCCACAGGAGCCCGCAGCACTGCCCGACGAGCCGCCAGCAGAGGAGGAGCAGCCCGATGCCGTGGACGGTCAGTAGGAGCGACGCCTGCCCGGCATCGCGGCCGTGGGCAGTCATAAAAGACGACGACGGCAGCATCGAGGGCTGTCACGCCAGTGAGGCCGATGCCCAGGCCCAGCTGGTGGCGTTAAACATCGCGGAGAGTGAAGGCCGCGCCTATGAAGGCATCGACTTCAAGCCGCCGGAAGGCGTGTCCACAGAAGCCCAGCGTGGGCTCGATTGGCGTCGAGAATACGGCCGCGGTGGCACAGAGATCGGCATCGCACGTGCACGCGACCTGGCCGGCAGACGCAATGTGTCACCTGAGACCGCACGACGCATGAAAGCCTACTTCGACCGCCACGAGGTGGACAAAGAAGGCGAAGGCTGGAGCCCGAGCGAAGACGGCTATCCGAGCAACGGACGCATCGCGTGGGCTCTTTGGGGCGGCGACGCCGGCAGATCGTGGGCAAATCAACTAGTTCGGCGAATGAACGCCGAAGACGAAGACAGGAGCATGAGCATGGACACTCTTGAGATTGAACGTCGTTTAATGGAGTTCGAGGACGAAGACGAGCTGGTAGTCGAGCCGCGGCAAAACGGCCAAGCCGCGATTGTCGGCTACGCAGCGGTCTACCACCGACTCAGCCTTGATCTCGGTGGATTCCGCGAAGAGATCTTGCCAGGTGCATTCGACCGCATTCTGAACCGCCAGCGTGGCAAAGCCGACGTGGTCGCTCTCTTCAACCACGACAGCAACATCGTGCTCGGCCGCACATCCAGCGGCACGCTCGAGCTAAGCAGCGACGACAAGGGGCTACGCTACGTGGTAACGCCACCAAACAGCCGCGACGACATCCTTGAGCTCATTCGTCGGCGTGACGTGCGTGGCAGCTCGTTTGCGTTTACCGTCGACAAGTCCGGCGAGCGATTCAGGCAGACCGACGAAGGCAAGACGATTCGCCAGATTCGTGAAGTCAAAGGTCTGTATGACGTTGGTCCAGTTCTGACTCCAGCGTATCCAGCGAGCTCGGCTACCGTTGCGATGCGGTCATATCAAGCATGGCTGGCAGAGCAGAAACAAGCGGAAGAGGTGGCTGTTCGTTCGGTGATGTCTGGCGTGGCTGCCGGCGTCGCAAGTCTACTGAGGCTCAAGCTGCATGGCTGATCGTCCACAGTGTAAGTGCGGGCATCGCATGGTAACTCGCTCCAGCCGCTCTATCGGTGCGGAGCAGCAGCGTTACATCCGCTGCCCCAAGTGTGGTGCTCGCGGTACGGTGTTTGTGAAAACAACACTTTCTGAAGTACGCATCTGCAAGAGGAGTAATAGCGCGTCCTAGTTTGGACCCTATCGCACACGCGGCATGCCGCCGCTGATAGGAGATTCGACATGGACAAGCTCAAGCAGCTGCAGGACGAGGCCGCCGAAGTGGCCAACCGCATCGACGCTGTTCGCGCGATGGAATGCGAGACCGATGGCGACATCGCTGCTCGTGACATGGATCTCACCGCACTGGTGAAGCAAGCCGATGAAATTTCGTCCAAGCTGGACTTCGAGCGGAAGGTCGCTGAGTCTGCCGGCAACCTTCGCAGCGTAGTTGACCGCTGCACTCCGGCACCGGAGCCGGTCGCCAAGGAAGAGCGTGCCGAGGTTCGCATCGAGCCAGTTCGCTACACCCGCAAGCTGCGAGCGTTCGACAGTGTCGAGGCCGCCTACCGCTGCGGTCAGTGGCTCGCAGGCACGTTTCTGGGCGACGAGAACGCCAAGCGTTGGTGCCTCGACCACGGCGTCGAAAGCCGTGCGATGGGCGAAAGCGTCATGTCGGCTGGTGGCCATGCCGTGCCAGAGGAAATGTCGGCTGCCATCATCCGCAACGTCGAGCAGTACGGCGTGGCACCATCTGCCATGCAGAATGTGCCGATGAGCTCCGACACCCTGCTTGTGCCGAAGCGTCTCACTGGCGTGACCGGCTACTGGGTCGGAGAAAACTCCGAAATCACGACCAGTGATCCGACCGGTACTCAGGTGCAGCTGGTTGCCAAGAAGCTTGCATGCGGAACCCGCGTTGCCAACGAGCTGCTCGCTGACTCGATCGTGTCGGTGGCTGACTGGCTGGTGCAAGAGTTCTCGCTTGAGCTCGCCAAGAAGACCGACGAAGCGGCCTTCAACGGCGACGGCACGAGCACGTATGGCGGCATCCAGGGTATCACTACCAAAATCGACGACGGCACTCACACTGCCAGCGTTGTCGATGCCATCTCTGGCAACGACAGCTTCGAGGATCTTGACCTGGCTGACTTCAGCAAGGCCTTGGGTGCCCTGCCCCGCTACGCTCTGGGCGGTGCAGCCTGGTACATCTCGCCGGCTGGCTACCACGCCTCGATCGAGCGGCTGCAAATGGCTGGAGCTGGAAGCTCGGCCGACATCGCTGCCGGTGGTCTGCCTCGCTTCCTGGGCCTTCCAGTGGTGCAGACTCTGGTCATGGACAGCACGCTGGGCACCGACGCCGGCGTCGTCAAGGTGCTTGTCGGTGATGCCGCTCTCGCCGGCATCTACGGCATCCGCGACCAGGTCAATATCCGCAGCACGGTCGACGAATATGCTCGCTACGACCAGACAGCCTGGTACGCGCAAATCCGCGTAGATTACAACTGGCATTCTTTGGGTGACACCATCGAAGCCGGCCCAATGGTTGCACTCAAGACCACCGCTTGATCATAGGAGAAAGCAAGCATGAATAGTTTCGAGATCTCGAAGAGCGCGACCAAGATCGGCACTGCCGACACGGCCACCAATGCAACGCATCAGCACAGCATTGACACGCTCGGCTTTGACTATGCGTCGATCGACGTGGTGTTCGAGCCGGTGGCTGCCGCCGGCACCAACTCGAGCGTCGCTGTGGCTCTGAAGCTGCAGGAAGGCGATACCACTTCCAGCTACAGCGATATCACCGCTTTCGTCGGTGACGGCACTGGTGGGTTCACGATTCCGACGCCAAGCGATAGCACGAGTGCCAACGTCGTGCGGTTTGATGTCGATATGCGTGGTCGCAAGCGGTACCTCAACGTCTACGCGACGCCGAATGTGGCAAGCGTGGTCGCCAGTAACGCTCGGCTCGGCAAGCCAGAGGAAGGCCCGACGACAGCTGCCGGCAAGGGCGTTCTGGGTGCTGTCAGCAGCTAACTATTGACACTACATCCACAATGTAAACAAGGACGACCGGGCACGGAGGCCCACTCCGGCCCGGTCGTCTTGCATTGGAGGCTGTTGCATGATCGTCAAGGTTGGCGAGTCGCGAGTTGATGTTCGAGTGGAAGCGGTTATGTCGGTGCCGCGGCTCGGCTTCATGGATAACTTTTTTACCTGGGCGCAAGCGTTGATGCCGCTTGGCATCCGGCCGACCAAGGTCACCGGTGCATTCTGGGGACAGTGTTTGCAGAGAGTTCTTGAACAGTTTGCAGACGACTGTGAATACATCCTTACCATCGATTACGACACGTTTTTCTGCCAAGCAGACGTTGAGCATCTTCTCGCGATGGCAATGACCTTCCAGTGTGATGCTATCACTGGTTTGCAGACCAAACGGGAAGAC